ATGGTCGGGATTGAGTGGTTTGTGAGGTGGTCGCCGCCGGATGCGGCGCACTGCAAGGCGGACTGGAAGCTTCTTCTCGGCGAAGACTACGGGAGGGTCGAGCCGTTTCTTGAGATCGTTCGGGGACGCGTGACGGGATCGTATCCGGATGATGAGAAAGGTGGCCCGCGATATGAGGTGTGGCTGCATGGGGACATCTGGCTGGGGATACCGTATGACGGCGGCGAAGAGAGTGAGGATGCGCCGTGGTTGCGGCTGACGGTGGAGGATGTGCAACTGTGGAGGATGAGCGAGGAGAGGCTCGCTGCGCTGGCGCTCCGCAGCGCGGAAGGGCGGATACAGCATGGGTGTGACGCCGTGCGTGACGGGGACGCAGTGCGGGTGAGTCCGGACTATAAAATGATCCGGATCGGGATGCGGGAGGTCGATCTGTCGAGGAAACCGAAGGCGCGGGCGTTTCTGCGGTTCGTGCGGGAACGGTCAGGGAAGGGTGAGTTTCATGTGGAGGAGATGCGGGAGGCGTTCAACGCGCAGTTCGGCGATGAAATGGATGGCAAGGGCTGGAATTCCGACCGGCTGAGGGAGGATCTGTTCAGAGGGCTTGGAAAAGAGGATTTCGACCTGCTGTTCGACACGGTGAATCTGGGGGCGGGAATCTACAGGCTGAGGATCTAGGCGCGATGGACAGCGAATTTCTTAGACAGGATTTCATGATTTACATGATGTAAGCCGTTTTGGTTTTACAGACAGACTGCCAAGCGCGGACAAAGGATGATGAAAAGGCTTCCGGGACAAGTTCCCGGAGGCCTTTTTTATTTCCCAGGCAATCCCATTCCACTGGAATCCATCGGAATCCATTGACGGTTCCATGCGGCGAGGGGCGCGGTGTGGGAAGCTTCAGGCGTGGAAGGGAATGGAGGAAGAAGTGAGCGAGTGCGGAAGTGCGTTAGTGAAGAGGGAAACGCTCGACACTCGACGCTCGGGGAACAAGGCCCCCCACCCTTCTGAAACAACAACGAACATGGAGACGCGCAATGGACTTCACCCCCTGTCTGAACATTCTCGAGTGCGAACCGGCCGAAGAATACCACGCGAAGCGGGACCGGTATTTGAGCAGCCACCAGCTTCTGGATTTCATGCGGTGCCCGTGGCTTCACCGCAAGAAGTCGGCAGGCCTGATCAAGGACACCGACTCGGCCAGTTACCTCGTTGGACGCGCCGCGCATGTGCGCATCCTCGAAGGGCGCGACGTTTACGAGGAGTCTTTCGCGCTGGGCGGGCCGATCAACGAGAAGACCGGGAAGCCGTTCGGCGCGGGCACGAAGGCCTTCGCCGAGTGGGCCGAGGCGCAAGGCAAGCCCGTGCTCTCACAGGAGCAGGTCGAGATGGTCGAGCAGATGGCGGCCGGCGCGGGGATGAATGACGAGGCGGTGGCGCTGTTGCTCTACGGCCACGCCGAAGGCGTGGCGCGGGCCGAGTACTGCGGCACCCCCTGCCAGATCCGCATCGACTGGCTGCATCCGCACCGGGGCATCGTGGACCTCAAGACGTGCGACGACCTGACGTGGTTCGAGGCGGACGCGCGGCGCTACGGGTATCACCGGCAGATGGCGTTCTACAGGGCGGTGCTGGCGCTGGCGGCCGGGGGTTATTGCGACCACAAAGAGGTCGCAATGGAGAGCGTAAAAGGGAACGGAGTGGAACGGGTACCGGTGCATCTGATCGCGGTGGAGAAGAAAGAACCGTTCCGCTGTGGGGTTTGGCGCGTGAGCGACGAGACGCTCGCCCAGGCGCAACGCGAGAACGAGGCGGCGATCCGGCGGCTACTGGCGTGCCGCGAGAGCGGCGAGTGGCCGACGGGGTTTGAGGAAATAAGGGTGCTGGACGCTATGTAAGAGGGAAGAAGTAATAGGCGGAGAGAAACGCTCAACGTTCAACGCTCAACTCTCAACGCCGAAGTAAAAAGACGGATGGGAACAGAGGACGCTCGACTCACGACGCTCGACGCGCGGGATTTTTAATAAAAAAAAGGAGAGATGAGATGACACTGATGGAACAGATTCACCAAGGGCGGAGGCACACGCCGCCGCGGCTTTTGGTCTACGGGACAGAGGGCATCGGGAAATCGACGCTGGCGGCGGCCGCGCCGAAGCCGATCTTCATTCAGACGGAGGACGGGCTGGACCAGATCGCGTGCGCGAGCTTTCCGCTGGCGACGCGTCTGGCGGATGTCGACGCGGCGCTGCGCACGCTGATCCAGGAGAAACACGATTTCGGGACGGTCGTGGTCGACTCGGCGGACTGGCTGGAGCGGCTCGTGTGGGATGCGCTGTGCGAGCAGTACGGCGTGGGCAGCATCGAGAAGGTGGACGGCGGCTACGGCAAGGGCTACGTCCACGCGCTGACGTTCTGGCGCCGGCTGCTCGGCGACCTGAACGCGCTACGCAACCAGCGCGGGATGTGCGTGATCCTGCTGGCTCACGCGCGGGTCGAGAAGTTTGAAGACCCGGAGGCGAGCGAGCGCCTACGACCGCTATTCGCCGCGCCTGCACAAGCATGTGACGGCGCTGCTGACGGAGTGGGCGGACGCGGTGCTCTTCGCCACGCGTCGGATCATCACCAAGACCGAGGAGGGCGGCTTCGGACGCGAGCGCACCATCGCCGCCGGACTCGGCAAGGACGGCGGCGAGCGCGTCCTGCGCACGGTCGGGAGCCCGGCCTGCGTGGCGAAGAACCGCTACGGCCTGCCGCCCGAACTTCCCCTCTCGTGGCCGGCGCTGATGCAAGCGCTGGCCGCAGGCCTGCCCGCCGACGCGGCGCAGGGCAACGAAACAGTAAACACCAACAAGGAGTAAGAGTCATGGCAAACCTGAACGGATTCAACGCGAACGATGTGGAGCCGACCGGCAATTTCGAGCCGATCCCGGCGGGCAAGTACCCGGCGGCAATTACGGAGAGCGAGATGAAGCCCACGAAGAACGGCGGCGGCAGCTACCTGCAGCTCACGTTCACGATCACCGAGGGCGAATACAAGAACCGCGTACTGTGGGCGCGGCTCAATCTGAACAACTCGAACGCGACGGCGGTGAAGATCGCGCGGTCGGAGCTGTCCGCCGTCTGCCACGCGGTGGGCGTGATGCAGCCGCGCGACAGCGTGGAGCTGCACAACATCCCGCTGGTGATCGCCGTGAAGTTGCGCAAGCGCGAGGACTCGGGCGAACTGACGAACGAGATTCGGGGCTACGAGCGGAAGGCGTCCGCCGGGCAGGCGCAGACCGCGCCGGTGACGGACAACACGCCGCCATGGCGGCGGTGAGGAGAGGCATGGACCGGGTATGTCTCACGCGGAGGCGCGGAGACGCTGAGAAAAAGGGACGCTCGGGACGCGACGCGCAAGTGGAGACGGGGGACGGATGGGATGAAACGCTCAACGTTCAACGCTCAACTCTCAACGCTGAAGTGGATAAGACGAATGGAACTGAGAGGATACCAGAAAGAGGCGGTGGAGGCCGTGTATGGGCACCTGCGCCGTCGGGATGACAACCCGTGTGTTGTCATCCCGACGGCAGGCGGCAAAACGCCGGTGATGGCGACGATCTGCCGCGACGCTGTCCAGCAGTGGAACGGGCGCGTACTGATTCTGGCGCACGTCAGGGAACTGCTGGAACAGTCGGTGGAGAAGCTCCACGCGACGGCCCCGGACCTGTGGTACAGGATCGGGGTCTACTCGGCGGGGCTCAAGAGCCGCGACACGGACAAGCCGATCATCGTGGCGGGGATCCAGAGCGTGTACCGCCGCGCGGCGGAGCTGGACCGATTCGACCTGATTCTGATCGATGAGGCGCACATGCTACCGCCCGACGGCGAGGGGATGTACCGCACGTTTCTGGCGGAGGCGCGCACAGTGAATCCGAACGTGCGGCTGGTCGGACTGACCGCCACCCCCTACCGCATGAGTTCGGGCATGATTTGCGGGCCGGAGAACCTGCTGAACCACGTCTGCTACGAGGTCGGGGTGCGCGAGCTGATGGCGCAGGGCTACCTGTGTCCGCTGAAGACCAAGGCAGGACAGCGCAAGGCCGACACGGCGGGGCTGCACCTGCGGGGCGGCGAGTTTGTCGCGGGCGAGGTCGAGAGCCTGATGGACGATGACGGGCTGGTGCGGTCGGCCTGCGGCGAGATCGCCGAGCACGTGTGGGACCGGCACTCGGTTCTGATCTTCGCGGCGGGGGTGCAGCACGCGCTGCATGTGCGGCGCGTGCTGGGCGAGGCGGGGTTTGCGTGCGGATTCGTCTGCGGCGACACGCCGCAGAGCGAGCGCACCGAAACGCTGAAGCGGTTCAAGGAGGGCGCGCTCCGTTGCCTGGTCAACGTCAACGTGCTGACCACGGGGTTCGACGCGCCGAACATCGACTGCGTGGCGCTGCTGCGGCCGACGAACTCACCGGGGCTTTATTACCAGATGGTCGGCCGGGGCTTCAGGCTGCACCCGTCCAAGGAGAACTGCCTGGTACTGGACTTCGGCGGCAACATCCTTCGTCACGGGCCGGTGGACGCGCTGGAGATCAGGGATCGTTCGTCAGGCGGCAGCGGGGAAGCGCCCGCCAAGGAGTGCCCGCAGTGCCGGGCGGTGATCCACGCGGCCTATTCGGTCTGCCCGGACTGCGGTTACGAATTCCCGCAGCCCCAGCGCGAACAGCATGAGCGCGAGGCGTCAACGGCGAGCGTGCTGTCGGGCGAGGTCACGGAGACCGAGCACGAGGTGACGGGCGTCTATTACGGCGTGCATGTCAAGCGCGACGCGCCCGAGGGGCACCCGCCCACGATGCGGGTCGACTACCGGGTGGGATCCCACACGTACAAGAGCGAGTGGGTCTGCATTGAGCATATCGGCTACGCGCGCGGCAAAGCCGTGGCTTGGTGGCAGGCGCGTTCGCGCGAGCCTTTCCCCAAGAGCTGCGAAGAGGCCGTGCGGATCTGCGAGGCGGGCGGCGCGGCCGAACCGGTGTCGATCACGGTGCGGTCGGTGTCGGGCGAGAAGTACGAGCGCATCACGAAGCACAAGTTGGGCGTGATCCCGCCGCGCCTGGACGGAAGCGACGAAGTCGATGACGGCACGCTGCCGGCGTACGCGGGACCGGAGGACGATGACCTGCCCTTCTGACAGACACGGAAGCGGGACACTTCACGGCGCGGCGGCCGGATATCTGGCCGCCGGGCTGTGCGCGCTGCCCGCGAGCCGGGCCGAGAAGCGGCCGGCGGTCGGCCGGTGGAAGCGCTTTCGCGAGCGGCTGCCCACGGCGGCGGAGCTGTCGGCGTGGTTCGCCAACGGGCCGGACGCGGTGTGCATCGTGTGCGGGGCGGTGTCCGGAAACGCGGAGATGATCGATTTCGACGCGGGCGGCGAGCTGTTCGGGGCATGGGCGGGGCGGATCGAGCCCGCGCTGATGGCGCGGCTGGCGGTCGAGACGACCCAGCGCGGCGGTCGGCACGTGTTCTACCGGTGCGAAGCGACGGTGTGCGGCAACATGAAGCTGGCGCAGCGGCGGGACGACGAAAAGACCGTGACGCTGATCGAAACGCGCGGCGAAGGCGGGCTGTTCCTGTGCGCGCCGACGGCGGGGTATGAGACGGTGCAGGGCGACTTGAAGTCCCCTCCCCTGCTGACCGAGGCGGAACGGGACGCGCTGCTTTCGGCCGCATGGGAGCTGAACGAGTATGTGCCGGAGCCGGTGGACGGGACACGGTGCGCGGGGAACGAACAGGCGGGGACGCCTGTTCCACGAGGCGCAGCACAGGGCGAGCGGCCCGGGGATGATTTCAAACGGCGCGGGGATATGCGGGCGGTGCTTGAAAAGGCCGGATGGGTGCGGGCGCGCGAGGGCGAGAACGAATACTGGCGACGGCCGGGCAAGAGCGCGGGATGGTCGGCCACGCTAAAGGACCGGGTGTTCTACGTGTTCAGCGCGAACGCCGCGCCGTTCGAGGCGAACCGGGCGTATTCGCCGTTCTCGGTGTACGCGCTGCTGACGCACGGCGGCGACTACGAGCGGGCGGCGGCGGAGTTGCGGCGCGAGGGATACGGCGACGCGGGGCCCGCCGGGTGCGGCGCGGACATTTCTGCGCTGGTGGAGGCGTGCCGGCCGCCGTCGGCGGTGCGCGCGCCCGACGCGCCGGACCCCGGACCGATACCCGACGGGCTGCTGCGCGTGCCGGGCTTCGTGGGCGAAGTCATGGATTTCTGTCTGGCCACGGCCCCCTATCCGAACCCCGTGATGGCGTTCGCCGGGGCGCTCGCGCTGCAGGCGTTTCTGGCCGGGCGCAAGGTGCGCGACTCGGGCGACAACCGCACGAACCTGTATCTGCTCGGGCTGGCGCATTCGGCGTCGGGCAAGGACTGGCCGCGCAAGGTCAACACGCGCATCCTGCATGAGGCGGGGCTGGCGGGCTGCCTCGGCGAACGCTTCGCCAGCGGCGAGGGCATTCAGGACGCGCTCTTCGGGACACCCGGCATGCTGTTCCAGACGGACGAGATCGACGGCATGCTGCAGTCGATCAACAAGGCCAAGGACGCGCGCTACGAGGCGGTGATGTCCACGCTGCTGACGATGTACTCGTCGGCCAACAGCGTGTTCCCCATGCGCCGCAAGGCGGGCAAGGAGACGCCGGGGGTGATCAACCAGCCGAACCTGGTGATCTTCGGCACGGCGATCCCCAACCACTACTACGAGGCGCTTTCGGAGCGGATGCTCACGAACGGGTTCTTCGCGCGAATGATCATTCTGGAGGCCGGGCCGCGCGGAACGGGTCAGGAGCCGGTGATCCGGGACCTGCCGCCGGGCGTGCTGGCGACCGCCAGGTGGTGGGCCGACTTCCGGCCGGGCACGGGAAATCTGGAGAACTGGAACCCCGCGCCCGTGGTGGTCGAGCACACGGACGAAGCCCGGCGGCTGCTCGTCGAGACGCGCGAGCGGGCCGAGGCCGAGTACACGGCCGCCGAGGGCAAGGGCGATCCGGTCGGCACGACGGTCTGGGGGCGCGTGAGCGAGCAGACGCGCAAGCTGGCGCTGCTGTACGCGGTGAGCGAGAACCATCTCGCGCCACGCATCGGACTCGCGGCCGTCGAGTGGGCGTCGGCGTTCGTGATGCACCAGACGCGGCGGATGCTCTTCATGGCAGCGGGGCACGTGGCGGAGAACCCGTTCCACGCGGAGTGCCTGAAGGCCGTGGAGAAGCTGCGCAACGCTCCGGGCAACGAGCTGCCGCACAGCGTGCTGCTCAAGCGCATGAAGCTGGACTCAAAGAGTTTCGCCATGCTGATCGACACGCTCTGCGAGCAAGGGGATGTGGAGGTCGTGACCGCGCCCACGTCCGGCCGGACGATGCGGGCTTATCGGCTGATCGAAGGTGCGGTGAAAGAGACCGGTGAAACAAGACCGGGGGGTGAAAGAAGATGAGCGCGAAACCAGCCATCTTTCTCCCTGTTTCACCCTTCTTTCACCCCGCAGTGGTGAAAGAAGTTGGAAGCGTAAAGTGTTCATATACAGAAACAAACAACTACTCTCCCTACATGTTTCACCCTTTCACCCCCATCCCCCCGCGCGATACCCGTACGCGTGTTTTTGCGTGCGTACGCGAGGGAGGGGGTGAAAGAGGGAAAGAAGGAAGAATGGGCTTGCCCAGCCCCGGTTCGCCGGGGCTCAGGAACGAGTCGGAAATCACGGGTTGGGGAGAACGCTCAACGTTCAACGCCCAACTCTCAACGCTGAAGTAAGGCCCCGTACGAGGCCAGTTCAAACCGAGAAGGAGAAGACATGAAGACGACGACACTGACGGCGATGAGGGCGATCTATGACAGCGATCCGGCGCGGACGCGCGCGGACAGGGAACTGCTGATGAAGACGCTGGGGCTGACGGACGGGGCCGAGGCGGCGCGGCCGGCCGACAAGCTGGTGGCTTTCGAGGAGGCGGCGAAACGGCTCAACCGAACCACGCGGACGGTGCATCTGCTGGCGCGGCGCGGCGTGCTGCGCAAGGCGAAGATGCCGAGCGGCGTGCGGTGCGCGGGCGTGCTGGCGTCGGACTTGGACGCGCTGCTCGCGAACATGGTGCAGGTGGTCGCTCCGGCATGAGGGCGATGCGCACGAGTTTTTTCGGTTACGAAAAATCAAAGTGCGCCCTGCCCTCACGCGCTTCGCTTTTAGAGGGGTGACTGACGCCGGGGAGTGGACAGGTGAACGGAGGTACTCAGATGGGAATGATGTCACGCAGGAAAGGGGCCGAGGGCGAACGCGAGGCCGCAGAGAAACTGAACGAGGTGCTGGGCACCAAGTTCCACCGGGGACGGCAGTACCACGGCGGGCCGGAGTCGCCGGACCTGGCCGGCGACCTGCCGGGACTTCACCTGGAGGTGAAGCGGGTCGAGGCGCTGCGGCTGTACCCGAGTCTGGAGCAGGCGCGGCGCGATGCGCCGACCGACGCGGTGCCGGCGGTGATGCACCGCATGAACAAGAAGCCGTGGGTGGTGATCGTGTATGCGGACGATCTGATCCGGCTATTGGACGTCATTGACGCATGCCGCGGCCGCTCCGAAGTACGGGACGATGCGCACGGGTCTTTTCACGGGGTGGATACCCCGCCGTGCGAGTACGCGCTGAAAAGTCCAAGTGCACCCTGTCCCGTACCCGCTCCGCTTTTAGAGGTTGGCCTTACGGCCGGGAAAGACGCGCTTTGCGCTACACGCACAAAGCCTTCCCCCCTCATCCCGCCTTCTCCCCCCAAGGGGAAGACGCCCCCTATCCCCCTGCCGCAAGCGGCTGCCCCCCTTCCCCCCGGAGGCGGAAGCGGGCCTGATCTATCAGGCGGGGAACAGGGGAAATGCGTGAGTTCGAAAGTGCATCAGTCGGAAGTTGAGGATTGGAAGAGAAAAGAAACAGGAGGAAAAGAAAATGAACTGCAACAACTGTGATTTCGCGGCGAAAATAAAGGAAGCCGAGCATTCGGGCGTGCGCTTCGAGGACACGCCGTGCGCCACTTGCGAGCTGACGGAAGACAGCTCGCACACGATGGCGTTTGACGAGGAGCGGGCCGTACCGCCCGCCGTCCTCCCGGAGTATCCGGCAGACAGGGCGGACGTGCTGCCGCTGTCGGTGCTGGCGGAAGCGTTGCGCGGTTTTCTGGAGCTGCCGCACCGGACATTCCGCATCGTGCAGCGGCGCTACAAGGGCGACTCGTACGCGGTGATCGCAAAGGAACTGCAAGTCACACCGCAGGCGGTGGAGATCCAATTGCGGCGTGCGCTGGAGGCGCACCCGCATTTGAAGCAGTTGCTACCGGAAAAAGCCCGGCGACAGGCGGCGCGGAAACGCAAGCGCCTCAGCATGGCGAGAAGAGGGAAGGCGGGAAGCCGATAGACGGTAGGCCGCACCCGAGTTGGCGATGGAGAGTTAGTCTCTCAATCCCGACCGAGTGCGGACCGCGCCTTTTGGGCCTTGTCGAAGTTTGCGCTCGCTATGCGAGCGTGAACGTTGGCGAGGATCTCGTTAATATCCCTGGGGCCTCGCGCGGCCGCCAACCGACGCTCTTCTTCCTGACGTTCCATTTCGTATTCTGCATCATCTCCCATGGCTTTCTCCTGATTAACGACCTTCAGACACTCCGCGCAGGACTCGTCCAACATTGTTTTGAGTTTATCAGAGAAATAGTTCCTAAGCCATAGCCGACTTTTTTGCGCCGCAAAGAACATGGCTGTTGGAATAGTCCAGGGGACCCGGCGCGAGACGCTATCGATGCGAGCGACGGGCTGGATGGCCGCGTCCTCAACGGGCGCGGCGGATTTTTTGGCATGAAAAAAGGCGGCCGGTGAAGGCCGCCCGCGCGGGGTTAGTCGAGGAGTTCGCCCATCCGCTTGGGGGTGAAATAGGGGTCCAACTCTGCGCCGTTCTCAAGGAGTTCGGGGATTGAGATGTAACCCGCTTCCGGTCCCATACCGAGGTCGGCAACTCCGAAGGCCTGCACCTGGCCCGCGTGGTCGGGGTCGGCGTCCTTCTCCACGATCCACCAGTCGCAACCGGCGGTGAAGTAGTGAAGCCGTGCGAGGGCAGCGCGGCCTTGGGCGTCGGTCTCGTAGGTCTTGGGCATGGCCTGCCACATGGCGTGTACGCGGTCGATGACCGCGAGGAAGTGCTCGGCCTCTTCGCCGCGTGCGGCGGCGAGAATGACCGCGCGTTGTGCGGGCGCGGTGAGCGTGCGCAGGGTGGCAAGGGCTTCAGGGGTGGGATGTGTGGGAACGGTGGGAGTCGTGCGCATGGTGTGGCCTTTCGAGTTGTGTGTAGGACGGATAGGACAGATGGGACGGATGGGAAGAGCGGGCACGGGATGCCGTGCCCGTGCGGGGTTCATTCGGGGTTGGCGGCGTCGACCCGGTCGCCGACTTTGCCGAGCAGGTGCTTGGCGATGCTGACCGCCTCGCGGGTCTCGGTGCGGTTGGGGTTGTGCCGATGGGCGATTGAAAGCACGCGCTCAAGCTGCTGCATGAGGGCCTGCCACGTTTTGTGAAACTCGGCGCTCTGGCCGACGGGGTTCTGCGTTGCGTTCATGGTGGATGCTCCTTTCGGGTTTGGGCCACGCGGCGGGCGGTGATCGCTGTTTGTGCTCTCGGGGTTCTCGGCTTGCCGTGCGGTGATCGGGCGCACTCTCTGCGAGGCCGTCCCTGCTGCCCGCTCTGCCGTCCCGTCGCGTGGAAGTGTTTTCAATCGAAGACGACAAGGTTCTTTTCACGGAGAGAGACAAAGCCGGGGGCCGTGTCGGACGGTTTGCCGCATATCACGTGGTCAACGATGCGGATGCCCAAAATCTTCGCGGCCTCGATCAGGCGGCGGGTGATGTCGCAATCCTCCTTGCTGGGCGTGGGGTCGCCTGACGGGTGGTTGTGCGCCAGAATGAGGCTGGCGGCGCTCTGCCTGACCGCTTCTCGCATGATCTCGCGGGGGTGTACGGGGCAGGTGTCAAGCAGGCCGCGGCAACATTCGACGGGCGCGCCGATGACCTTGTTTTTCGTGTCAAGCAGGAGCGTGAAAAAGGTCTCCTGAGAATCGCCGGAAGTGGCGGCGCTCATGACGGGGCGCAACAGGTGGTAAGCGCTTTCGGGGTCGCGGATGGCGGGGCCTTTGACCGATACGTATGCGGCGCAGGCCTCCATCGCGGCGGCGTAGTCCATGGCAAGGGCGAGGGTCTCGCGCTGGCGCGAATGAGCAGTTAGGAGTGAGGAGTTAGGAGTTTGCATTGCTCGGGTTCCTTCGGGTTACTCGTGGGGGAAAGAGGCGTCGCCGAAAACGAGTCCGGTGCCGAAACCGAGGGCATTGAAGCAGGCGCGGATGGTGTTTCCGCCGACAAGGACGTTGTCCACGATGAAGGTGCGGCGGCAGGGAATGGGCTTGCCGGGCTTGCGGGCGATGTTGTGCTCGGCCACGCTGACGGCGGGGCCTTTGGTGCGGTGCCGGTCGCAGGTGCTCGGCGCGGGCGCGGTGCGGATCAGGATGTCGTGGACCTCGGCACCGCCTTTGACGTGGGCGGCGATGGCCTTCGCAAGGCGGCGGTTGGCGGACGTGTCGCCGGTGTGGTCGGGCGCGGGTATGAGGTGGCAAGGCCCCCAAACGAGGGCGGCCATTTCGGCGGCGGCGGTCTGCAAAGCGGCCTCGGGGCAGGCCGGATCTTTGAGCATGTAGGACAGGCCCCGCGTCTCGCGCTCAAAGGGGTTGAGCGGGCGCGTGCGGGGTGACACGTAGCGGCGTGCGGCGCGGGTGGTGCTGTACGGGTGGCATGTGCTGTTCATGGTGTGTTCCCTTTCTGCGTAGCCTTGCCGGTGTCTCTCACACCCAACGAGGTGTGACAAAACGTCTGCTCGTTGCTGAGTTCTGAATCCTCACTAACGGCACCCGCCGCCGTGATCGCCAAACTCAAACCGGCCCTGCTCTGCAATCTGTAAAGTGTCGTATTCATAACGCTGCCCTGTTCCTTGAGCCTTCATCCTCGCCTGTGGTCTCTGCGATGATGGCGAACAGGGAGGGCAAAGCGTGGTCAGACACGGGGATTGCAGACAGGCCGGTGCGGGTGCGTACGGAACCGGTTGGAATCATGGAAGCGGACGGGCAGGAGCCGTGCGGATGACCGGGAGCCTGCCTTGACGCCGCGCTGTGGGCAACGGGCATGACAAAGTGCGTATCCGCACGTCGCGAGTATCCGAAGCGTTGGCGTGACCGGGTGCTGCGGCGCGGCACCGGGGACCGGGAGCGGCATGAGCCGGCGGTAACGGCGGTGTACCGTGCCGGCCTTGATGACCGGGGTTTTGAGCGGAGCGAAAAGCCTGTGCCTATCCCCGAAGGGACGCGCGGGGCGCTCCTCGAAACGACGGCAAGCCCCCGGCGCAAAGCAGCGGGGCTGCCGCACAGGGAACATGAAAACGGCGGCGGGCGCGACGGCTGCCACCGGAACAAGCTTGCGCAGTGAGGATGGCGGACGGCACGCCTTCCGCCGTGATGCCGCTGCGGAAAGAGCCGCCGGTGACCGTACCGGGCCGGATGAGCGCGGACGCCTGGAGCGTGGCGACAGGCTCCGCGCTCAACGGCTGCCGCGCGTGCGCCGGTGATTATCAGCCCGCAACGCCGTGCGGCAGCCGGTGCCGGTCCCGGTATGGCTGCGAAGCAGCGGCGGGGCTGTGAGCCCGTGGCAAGGCGCGTGGCAGCCGTTCGACGCGAAGCGGCGCGGCTGCCGCACAGGGAACATGGAAAAGGCGGCGTGCGCATCCGGTCCGCAAGGAGCCTGCGACGCGGCGACCGGTGCGCTGGCCGCCGGACTGCCACTGCGGCAAGCGAAGCGGCGGCGACCGTACCGGGCCGGATGCGGGGCGGCTGCCACGTAGCTTGCGAAGGGGCACCGCCCCGCAAGGTCTGCCGCGCGTGCGCTCTTGATTATCAGCCCGCAACGCCGCGCGGCAGGTCGATGCCGGTCCCGGTATGGCGTGCGGCAGCACGCGCCGCGAGCGTGAGCGCGTGTCGCATCCGCGTGGCAGCCGCCGAGGCTGCCACACTGGGGACGCGGAAAGGGACGGTGGGCGCGGCGGCAGCCGACGAACAAGCCTGCGCCGTGAGGAGGTCTGACGACGCGCCGCCCGGCCCCGCCGCCGCCGCCGCCCCCGGCCCCCCCCCCCCCCCCGCCCCCCCCCCCCCCCCCCCGCGCCCGCCCCCCCCCCCCCCCCCCCCCCGCCCGGCCCCGCTGCCGCTGCGGAAGGACCCGCTGGCGACCGTACCGGTGCGGCTGACGCGCCGCGCCGATCCGTGCGCCGAAGCCTGCAAGGCGCGGGAGCGGTCGCGGCGTCGGCAAGGCTTAGCCGGGCCGCAGCCGGTATGGCTTGCGCACGCAAGCGGCGGGTCCGTGAGCGCGCGTCCCTGCCACCGGCGGGGGCGAGGCGGTCACGCCGAAGCCCCGCGCCGGGCAAGCCCGCGGAAGGCGCGGACGCAGGCGGCCAGGCGGGCGTGCGAGAGCGCGAGCCGCCCGACGGGCCGCCGCAGGCCGCGCCGCCCGGAACGCGGAGGCTGTGGGTCGGCCCTTGCGGCGCCGCCGGGCTTAGGCGGCGCTGGCCCCCCCCAGAACACACCGCCGTCTTCATGGTAGGCGGTGTGTCGAGCCCCCGGAAAGCCAGCCTTATCAGAGGGGTTCGCGGGGGTTCGGGGGCGGCGGGGGTGTGGCAGCCGATCACAGCCGAACGCGGCATCCGGGCGCGGGCGCGAGGGGTCAGGGGAAACCTTCCCTGCCGCTGCGCAGCGAGGAACGAGCGGAGCCGGGCACAGGAACGCACTGCCCGTAGCCGGGCATGTGCGGAAGCAAGGCCCCGGTGCGCGAACGAGGGGACGGCGGCGGCACCCGCGGAAGCTCGGCGGTACGCCGCCGAGATCGCCGCGAGGGGCCAGAGCCGCCGAGGTGACGGCGTATCCGCCGGCACCGAGGTTGCCCCGAGGCTCGCGCTGGGGCCGCCGGAGTGAGGCGTCGTGCCGACGCCGTGAAGCCGCCGCCCTCCACCGCCTCTCGCCGCTATCGCGGCGCGGTGGAGGGCGAATGGGGCGGCGGAACAAGGAGGCATGCGCCGAACGTGGCAAGGGGGTCTGGGGGGATGTGCCCCCCTGGCCGCCAGCACTGCGAGGGAGGGGCAAGCGGAAGGCGGCGAGCGGCGGGAAGACGGCAGGCCCCCCGCGGCTGTGGCCGCTCCGGAAGCCTGCCGCGCCCGACCGCGAACCGCCGCGCCGCGCAGCCCGGTTTGCGGCCCCCGCGGAAGCGGGGCGCGCGAACGAGGGAAGGCCGGCCTAGCGCGAAGCGCGACGGCCGGACCACGAGAGGGCGCGCCGCCGCAAACCGGCGGCGAGGGTCAGGTACTCCTGCCGAGCCGCCCGACCGAAGCTCTTGCCCCCACGACCAACGGAGCGGAATGAACGGACGTGCAGCGCCAAGAGGCCCCCAGCCTCTCTCCGGCCGCTATCCTGCGGCCGTGGCGGGGGCCGGAGCAGGCGGCGCAGTGCCCGCCGCTATCCTGCGGCGTGCGCCGCCGGTCGGGGGTGATTTTCTTGCGCCGCAGGCCTTCGGGCGAAGCTCGATTGAGGTGCCGCCTCCCCCGCCGCTATCCTGCGGCGGCGGCACCGGCGCGAGGGAGCCGCCCCCCTTCCCCGGCCGCTACCCTGCGGCCGTGGGGGGCGGCGACCGAGGTTGGGGGTTCGGTTCTGATCGGTGTTTGTGTTGATTTTCCGCCTCTTTCAGGAGGCTTTGTCATGGCTCTGTTCGAAAAAGGTGTTTCCGGAAATCCCGCCGGCCGGCCGAAGGGTCTGCTCACCGGCCGCGCGAGGGCTTTGTATGCCCTGGATCAGGTGGTCGCCAAGGAGGAGAACCTGGCTCTGATCGAGGATGCGCTTGAGAAGACCCTGCGCGAGAAACCTCTGTGGTTTTTTGTGAACATCGTCATGCCCCTGCTGCCCAAAGAGACCAAGGGTGTGCTTGAGGCAGGCGACAGGGTGATCGAGTGGAAGAGTCTCGTTTCGACGGCGGAGCCGGTCGAAACGAAGGAGGAGTTAGGATTTAGGAGTTAGGAGTTGGGGAGCTGCCCGATGCAGATCAACTATAAGCCTCATGCGGCACAGATGGAGATCCACCAGACCAGGGACGCCCGGTTCCGGACTGTGTGCACCGGCCGCCGTTTCGGCAAGACGCTGTGCATGGCTGCTGAACTGCTGGACCGGGGCGGCGGTGAGATCGGCGGTGACTACGGCTGGGTCGCGCCGACCTACGGTGTGGCGGAGCGCGGCGTCGAGGCCTTCAGAACCATCGCGCCGGATTTTGTGAGGGTGGTCGGCCGCATGCCCACGCGCGTCGAATTCGAGGGTGCCGCAGGCCCCTGCCGCGTCTTCATGCTCTCCGCCGACAATCCAGACTCTATCCGCGGCTTCGGCTTCCGGGGCATCGTGGTCGACGAGGCGGCGGCCGTCCCGGTGGATGTGTGGAACTACGTGCTGCGCCCCACCCTCGCCCAGACGCTCGGCTGGGGTGTGTTCATCTCCACGCCCGCCGGCCGAAACTGGTTCTACGACATGTTCACGCGCGGCATTGAGCGGCAGGAAGGATTCCGGTCGTTCACCTTCCCCTCGAACGTGTCACCTTTCTTCCCCGCGAAAGAATGGGACGAGGCCAGAGCCACACTGCCCGAGGATGTGTTCAGGCAGGAGTACATGGCGGAGTTCTTGGAAGACTCGGCAGGTGTGTTCCGGGGCGTCGATGGTTGCCTTGTGGCAAGCGCGGATGCGGGCCTACAGACCAGCCCACACAATGTGATTGTCGGGTGCGACATCGCCAAGCACACCGACTGGACGGTGTGTATCGCGATGGACGCGAAGACAGGGCTGTGTCTCGAAATCGAGAGGTTCAATCAGTTGGACTGGCCTGTTCAACGGGAGAGGATCGCGGCGTTTGTGAAACGGTGGCAGGCCCGGCTTGTGATGGACGCGACAGGTGTCGGTGATCCTGTCTTCGATGATCTGCGCCGGGTGCTGCCGCATGTCGAGGGGTTCAAGATCACCGCGCAGACCAAGCGAGAGCTTGTGCAGGGCCTCATGGTGGCAGTCGAGCAGCGCCGTGTCATGTGGCCGACGGCGTGGCAAATCCTCACAGCCGAGATGCGGCGCTACGAGTACGAGATCGGACTGACCGGACAGGTCAGCTACGCCGCCCCCGCCGGCTATCATGATGACTGCGTGATGGCGCTCGCGCTCGGGGTGTGGGGCTGCCGGATGTGGGGAGTAGAGCCGGGGAGGATGATGAGGTTGGGAAACTGTGCGAGATCGCGGACTGAGACTTGCGGACTGAAGACAGTGACGTTGGCGTGAAGGCTGAATTCACCGGCCTGCGAGGCCACTTGCGCCGTCCTGGCGGAATGATGGGTTAGAGCCTACAGCCCTTTTGATGCTCTGTCTTGTGAGTGCAACCCATCAAAATCGGCCACAGAGAAAGTTACTGGAAGTTTGTGACTCTTGAGGTCCTCACAATCGATCTCCATTGTGCCGACAAGATTTAGGAACCAAGTGTCAACTTCGGAGCGGTTTCTTTTCATCGAAAGATGGGTAGATCGGTTTATGCAAAAAGCGATAAAATCTGCAAGTTGGAGCAACGGCTCGCTCGAAGATGATGCATAACCACCATTAAATGGTTCTGACCAGTCATGAAATATTTTTGAACCAAAAGCAGTGCCCGGTTTTGCCCTACCCTCATCGAGAAGAAGAGTGATGGGCATAGGCTTTTTTCTGAACTTACTCTTAATCTTGATCAACAGCCAGAACAGTGAAAGATCGGCAGTGTTTGACAAGTCAAGACCTTCGATAGCGCCTTCAATGCGAGCTATGCCGTGATCGCGTAATGTTCGAGCGTCAATCGTTTGAACGAGTACGGGCCATTTGTAATGCCTATAGATGTATGCAAAGAATTCAAAAATCCTTAAATTTGCTTCGTCAGGAAGTTTGTCCCAAGGTGATTTCCGGTTGTAGAGGTCCACGAAATGGAATTCTTTTACTGAACACCCAACTAGCGTAGAAACTTCAGCCACACATTCACCCGCCTGAAATCGAATGTCTTGTACGTCGTTGTCTGGAAACAGAACGGCGACATGAGTTCGACGGTCACCGGTGACAAACGATGAATCCGTTTTACCCTCAGGGCCGTATGTGTCGTCAATTGCGATGTGCATATTGCGTCTCCACCTTTGATCGAGCCTAAAAGAGCACGATATATCATTGCTTTTCTGATATGCCTCAAACAGCACGTCCCCTGAGCGTTTTCGTTGACGGTCAAGACCCACACTCACACGCGCTACCGCTAAGTTTGTCGACAGTGTAACGCGTTTCGGTTGCCGAGAAAACATGAAATGTTATGGCGTTAAATTCTCACACGCGCCGTGTTGATTCCGCGCCTTAAATGGAGGCGCGGATATGGCACTGACGGTCTACACGAGCAAGGATAACCAATGGCGCGAGTACGTGAACCCGCTGAGGGGGCTGACCCTGGAGCGGATCGTCAGCCTCATCGAGCAGGGTGAGCGCGGGGCTTTCGCCGATCTTCAGTGGTTCTATCAGGCCATGGAACAGTCGGACGCCCTCATTGCCACGGTGCTGATGCGGCGGCGGGCGTCTCTGCTTGCCTGCCAGTGGGACGTGAAGCCCGAAGAGTCGCCGACCGACACGGTGCTAGCCTGCGAGCAAGCGGCCTTCCTGCGCGACCAGTACGACCGGGTGGAGAACCTGCGCGAGGCGGTCGCTTTTCTGGCCTCCGCCACCTTCCGGGGCTTCGCGCACGTCGAGAAGCACTACGCCGAGGGCGGCCGGGGCATCGTGCGCCTGGAGCCGGTGGAACAGTGGTTCTGGTGCCGCAGCGGCATGTTCGGCGAGTGGAGTTACAACCGCGATGCGCGGTCGGGTGTGGATACGGGCGAGAAGATCGAGCGCGCGAACTTCGCGATTGTGGAGTCCCCCATCTCCCTCGACCGCATCTTGGCGGTGCAGTACTTCCGTCGCAACCTCGCCTTGCGCGACTGGAGTTCTTTCCTCGACGTGTACGGCATCCCGTCCATGTTCTTCATCGGTCCTCCCGGCGTGACGGAAGAGAAGGAAAAGCAATATCTGGCCATCGCGCAGGATCTCGTCAAGGACGGCCGGGGCTATCTGCCCAACGGCACGGACGTCAAGTATGTAAATGGCGGTGGCACCGGCAAGCCGCCCTTCCGCGACCATCTGGACTACCTCGACCGGCAGATCACGCTGCTCGGCACCGGCGGGCTGCTGACCATGCTGACCGAAAGCGGCAGCGGCACGCTGGCCGGATCGGCGCATCAGGAGGCGTTCAACCAGGTGGCGAAGGCCGACTCCGTCATGGTGTCAGAGGCCTTGCGGCGCGACTTCGACAAGCCAATGCTGACTGCCGCGTTCCCCGGTTGGCCGGTGGAGGCGGGCTTCTGGCTGACGCCGGAAGCGGTTGGCGGGGTGGCCGGGGTGGCGGGATAGCTGGGATAGCGAGTTAAGCGCGATAAGTTGGGCAGGCAAAGGGCGGGGTTATCTGCCGTGCACGGGGCAACATCACCTCGAAACGCGGCGTATCCGCGAATCAGGCGGCGTCTGGAGACAACAGCCGATCAAATTCTCCCTGCAGACATCCTTTTTTACCATTGCCTCAGCAATCGATGTCCTCTACTATCTTATAAACGTGTATATGGTATGAATCGACTCAATCACTTGTTGGCCCACAAAAGACGGTTGCCTCAAGAAAGGCGGATAGATGAAGACGATGGCATTTGGCTGCGCATGTGTGCTGTTGCTTTCTGGGTGCGCTACAGAAAGGTATGGTGTGAGTGTAACGGGCACACGGAACGACTGGGTCGCGGTCCGGATCGACCGTGTTACCGGCGAGGCCTGCTACACGGATACGCCCTCGTGGATGTGGACACCCATCCGCGAAAAGGGAAAGACTGGCGAAAAGCCGAATACAGCCGTGCTGGAGGAGCCTAGCCATCACAAGGCGGAAATGGCAAAGATGACGGACGAACAACTCAAGACACATTTGAGAGATCTACGGGAGAAGTATCACTCCGCCGTGCAACAGAGAGAGCAGCCGCGTTACGCCTCGCCAAGAATGCTTCTGGGGCCAACATACAACATCGAGGCCCAGGCTGCACTGGAACGGGCAGAAGAAGAGGCATCTAGCCGTCACAAGGCGGAAATGGCCAAGATGACGGACGAACAACTCAAGACACATTTGAGAGAACTACGGGAGAAGTATCAATCGGCCGGGCAACAGAGGGAGCAGGCGCGTGATGCTTTGTTAAAGACAAGTCGGGGTCCAATCGTAGGATCGATGCCCTCATGGGAAGTGGAGACAGATCAAGCGATTCGCTATATCGAGGGCCAAGCTGCACTGGAATGGGCAACAAAAGAGGAAGATGCTATCAAACCTGCTTTGAATGAGGCAGCAAGTGCATACAAGGAAAGACTTCTTTCCCAGTTCAAAGCGAGCCAACATCTGCCAGCAAACTAGCGTCGCTCCGAGCCGCAGTTTGAGGCGGCATGTTCCGCGCGGCGTTGTCGCGCGGTATTGATATTTCAAAATGACAAACGGCCGTGCGGGAAACCGCGCGGCCTTTCTGCTTTCTAGGGACAAGATAGTTGATTTCGAGCCCTCTATTGGAGGGTTCGATCAATGGGTGACAACACTTTCGTTTTGGCGGCTGACGGCTGGGCGCACATAACGCCGTGCGGGGAATTCCCGCACGCGGGTGCCGGAGTCACGCAGGTCATCGACCGCGCGGCGTGCGATGCGATGGCGGCGGATTTCAACGGCCGCACGGCTGACGCCAATTTTCCTGGTGTCCTGGTGGACTTCGATCACTTCTCGCTGGATACGGCGAAGTCGAGCGAGGCCGCAGGCTGGATTTCCGATCTCGAGTCGCGCGACACGGGTCTGTGGGCGCGCGTGCGGTGGTCGGACGCGGGCCTCGCGGCCGTGCAGGGCGGACGCTTCCGCCTGATGAGCCCGGTCTTTCCCCCACCCTCTCAGTGCGAGGATCTCGGCGGGAAACGCATCCGGCCTCGCGTGCTGGTCAGCGTGGCTCTCACGAATGAGCCGAATATCAAGGGCGGGAGGCCGTTGGCCAACCGCCAAGGCGGAGTTGGTTCTTTAGCCACGAAAGAACACAAAGAGCACATAGAGGCGGACCGGTTAAGTTTAACCGCGAATCGCGCGAATAACACAAATGAGAGAGTTGAAAACCGGTGGACTGATGTGGCGCGAGCGGCGTCGCTGGAAGTGCGACGCGCGAAAGCGGCAAAGAGAAGTGCGTTAGTTGATGAAGACGGAGATGTTTCCCGCAAAGACGCCCCTCGACAAGCTCGGGACAGGCCAGAGACGCAGAGGGTTGAAACGGCGAGGGATGCCGTGCTGCGGGAACTGGCGGAGAGAAGGAAGAAACGCGGAACGTCGAACCCAGAACTCTCAACTCAGAAGTGAGAAATGTTGATTTCTGGCGTTAGGTGTGAGGCTTTTTGAATCACTTGTCACAGGAGGTTTTTATGGCTGAAGAGGCGAAAGGTGCTGCGGGCGCAGGGCTGGAAGAGCGAGTGAAGTCGCTCGAAGAGGCGCTGGCGATGGAGAAGGCAAAGAACGAGGTCCTGATGGAGCAGGTTCTCAAGTCGGAGAACAGTCTCGCCGAGAAGGATGTCGAGGGCTTTGCGGACGTGATTCCGAACGAGGACCGCGAGTTCTGGCGCGGGCAACTGATGGAAAACCGCGAGGCGGCGGTCGGAGTCCTGAACCGGATGCGCGAGCGTGCGCATCCCGGGGAAAAGCCGGAGGGTGCGGCAGGCTCGGGACAGGGCGGCCCTTCGGCTAGCGCGGGCCCTTCGACAAGCTCAGGGCGGGCAGCACCCAAGCCGTTGCACAACCGCGAGACAGCACCCCGGCCAAGCTCGACACAGGGCGCACCCGCCGGATCGCCCACCGACAAGGCGGCGAAGATCCGCAACCGGGCGCAGGAGATCGCGCGGCGCGACGGGTGTTCGTTCACGGTGGCGTTCCGTAGCGCCGAACAGGAATTCGGCGCGACGAGTTAGGAGTGAGGATGTAGGAGTTAGGAGTTGGGGAACGCTCAACCCTCCTACGCTGAAGCTACGGAGGGCAAGCGCCCAAGTGATGGAGGCAAAGAAATGAACCAGAGCGATACGAGAACCGGGGACATTCCGGTGTTGGCGGGCGAGGATCTGACGGGGATGAACGGCCGGCTGGTGGTGCTGACGCACGACGGCGGCGTACCCGAGGTGAAACTGCCGACGGCGAACGCGGACCTCGCGTTCTACCTGCTGGTGGACGACAACGCGGACGCGGAGCTGGTGGCCGTGCGCCCGCTGGAGGCGGGCCGCACCGTGCGGGCCGTGCTCAAGGGCGCGTGCAATCCGGGCGACGTGATCGTGCTGGCCGACACGGGGACGGCGGCGGACAAGGGCAAGGTGAGAGCGCTGCCTGCGGCGACCGGGACGTACCGCGGGCTGGGAATCGCCGAGGAGAAAGGCGTAGACGGGCAGGCGGTGCTGTTCCGTCCGGCGATGATCGGAAACGTGACGGTGGCGGGTTAACGCCGGGGAGGAAGAGATGCTGAATCTGAAACAGTCTGACTGCCGATACGGCGCGGTGGCTTTCGCGACGGGCGAAGACCTGTCGCTGAAGACCGGGTATCTGGCGAAGCTGAACGCGGGCGGGGATCTGGTGCTGCCGCAAGGCGCGGGCGAGATCACGCCGTACGTGCTGACGCAGGGCGCGGATCAGGGCTACCTGTGCGGCGCGGTGCCGCTCACGAGCGCGGGCAACTGCCGGATCAAACTGGCGGGTGCGTGCGAGGCGGGCGACCTGCTGGTGGCGAAGGGCGACGGCCGCGTGGAGGCCGGGGTGCCCGGCGGCGAGGCCCTGCCCATCGGCACGGCCGAGGAGAAGGGCGTCGACGGGCAGCATGTGCTGCTGCGGCCCCTCGCCTACGGCGCGCGCGGCGAGAAGGGCGCGGACGGCGCACAGGGCCTTCCGGGTGCGCAGGGTCTTCAGGGCGTGCAGGGTCCCCAAGGTGTGCAGGGGCCGGCCGGTCCCGCAGGGAGCGGCGGCGGTTTCGCCCTGCCCGCCGCATCGATCACGGGCGTACCCGAGAATCCCGCCGAGCTGGTGGGCGCGGTGATCGCCTCGGACTACTCCTGTCAGTGGTACGGCAACACCAATCAGCCGGTGATGGCCTTCCAGGCGCTGGCCGTCGTAGTCGGCTACGCGGACGGCGTGTTCGAGTGCGTGCTGCTCTCGGCGACCGGGATTGCCGGATGCCCCAGCGTGGTCCCGCAGTCGTGCGTGGGCGGCATGGTCGCCATCGGCGCGACCTGCGGCGTGACGGGGTGGCAGAGCAACCTGCTGTGGCTGGCGGTCGACGGCGGGACGATGTACTACAGTTCGCAGTACAAGATCCTCGGGGCCGGGGGCGGCAGGGTGCTGCTCGTCAGCCTGTAAGAGAGTGATCGTTTTTCAAGGAGGTTAAGAGATGAGCCGTTTGAGTGACATCAGTGCAAGCCCGGTCCTGCGCGAGTTCGCGCAGGGCGCGGCGCAGTCCGCCATCATGCCGGTGGCGGACTTCCTGGCCCCGACCATCGAGGTTCCGACCTCGGTGGGCCGGTACAAGAAGTATACCGAGAAGGACCGTTTCCGCATCCCCAATACGCTGCGGAGCATCGGCGGGCGCGCGACGGAACTGCGCTTCGAGGTGAGTGACGAGACCTACAACTGCGAGCCCCACGCGCTCGACTATCCGGTTGATAACCTGGAGAAGCTTGAGAGCGAGGATCTCGAGAACGCGCTGCGCGAGGGCGCGGTGGCGGTGGCGGAAGTCGCTGCGCTCTCCCACGAGAAGAGCGTGATCGACGCGGCCATGACCGCGGCCGGCGCGGGCGCGGCCAAGGTCTGGGGCGCGTCCGCAGACCCGGTCGCGGACATCGACACGGCGATCCTGGACGTCATCAAGGCGGCCAAGTACGGCAGCCTCATGGGCGTGGGCGTGCTGTTCGGCGCGTCGGCGTGGTGCCTGTTCAAGAACCAGGAGAAGGTGCGCGGCCGGTTTGTCGTGGGCAACGGCGGCAAGGGCGGCAGCCTCGCGGTGCCGACCGAGGGCAGCGCGGGCCACCTGTTCGTGGGCACACCGGAGGTGCGGGCGTCCTACATGGTGTACGACTGCGCAGCTCCGGGGGTGGCGGAGGACGTGAAGTTCCTCCTCGACACGTCGGTGCTGGTGTTCGCGCGCCGGCCGAACCCGACGCGGCGCGACCCATCGTTCATGAAGACCTTCCGTCTCATGGGCAAGTACATGGTCCCGTCGAGCTACATGCGCGACGACGGCCGTGTCGAGGTCGCGAAGTTCGACTGGTCCGAGGACGTGCGCGTCACGAACTCGGCTGCGGTCAAGCGCCTCAACATCAGCGCGACGTAAGGGTCCGGAGGGACGGGAATGGCCGACTGGGTCATATACGATGCGGGTGCAGCGACGGCGACGCTGCCGCCCTCTCTCGTGACGGCGTACGCGGCGTGGCTGGACGCGGCGACGCGGGCCCAGCGGCTCGCACTGCTCGTGTCCGGCGTGGTCGCAGACTTCCGCAAGGCGGTCGCGGCAGACGCCGACGCCACCGGCAAGCTCGACTCGGCCAGCGTGCCGCTGTCCTGCCTGCGCCACGTCTCGGCGGTCACTTGGTACATGCTGGCCAACGAGATGGGCGCGGACGCGGAGGGCTTCCGGCCGGCCTGGCTGGACTCGGAAATCTACCTGCGGCGGCTGTATCAGGAGCTGGCGGACGGCGGCGCAGACGGCGCGACGGCCACGCCGCACTACACACCCGGCACTCTGCCGTCGTCCGGCGGCAGCTCGACGGCGGGTGCGCTATTGCACGTGCCCGCCTATTCACCGATCAGCTACGCGCCGCCGCCCGGATGAGGTTATAAATGAGCGACTACGTGACCAAAGACCACTGCGCGGCGCACAGCGCGGCCGTGCTTGAGAAACTCGAGAGCATCGAGCGGCGGCTGTTCGTCGACAACGGCACGCCGTCGATCCAGACGCGGCTGGCCCGCCACGAGATGGTGATCCACGCGCTGCTGTGGGTCGTGTCCGTCGCGGCGGGCACGGCCATCGCGGGAATCGTTTCCGCCGGTTTCATGCTGGCAAAGTTGCTGGCGAAGACGGGCGGCTCGTAAGGAAAGGGAAAAGACCATGAACATGCTGACAAGCGTGATGATCAAACTGGGGCTGGCCGTCTTCTCGGCCCTGCCCGTCGAACGCATCGTCGCCATGCTGCTGAACAAGTGGCTGGATAAGATCGACTCGACCAACATGGGCAAGGCGCTGAAGACCTGCAACCATCTCAACGAGTTGGTGGCGCTCTTCACCGACATCTTGGCCGACAAGCAGCTCACGGCCGGCGAGGTCTCCGGGGCGCGCGACGCCGTGATCCGCTTGCGGGCGCTGCTGCTTGAGCTTTGGGCCAAGGGTGACGCCTCCAAGGCCGTTCAGGCCGACTTGAGCAAGGCCGGCGTCGCGACCGCGTACGCCGAGCCCCTCTTGAACCCGACTCAGAACTAGGAAGGAGAGAAGACCATGGACAAGACCAAGACGAAGAACGACATCCGGACCGAAGTCCGGCAAAAACGCGACGCCGTCCGCAAGGACGCCGACGCCAAGCGCCGCGCCGTGCGCGCGAAAGTGCGGCAGCAGGCGGCAAACTGCCTCCTCGTGGCCCTCACGCTGGGGATCGCGGCCGGCTGCAACACGGCCACGCCCGCGAGCAAGAGCGCGTCGTCCAAGGCGTGCGACAACGTCACGACGGTCAACAACTACATCGGGCTGCTCCCCTGCCCTGCCACCAACGGCGCGGCGTACGCCACCGGCGCGCTCGCCCTGGGGCCGGGCGGCCTGACGATCAGCGTGTCTGACCTCAACGGCACGATCGCGCAAAGCGCCGATACGGAGGGCGGGGACAGCACCGACCTGACGGCGAACCCGTCGATGGCTGCCGGCATCACCGGCGACGCGCCGATCAAGGCCATCGCCGAAGCCGTGTCGGCTTTCGCCTCGCCGCAGGACGCGATGAGCGCCACGTTCTCCGCTTTGGTGAAGAAATACGGCTGGTCCGCGACAACCAACACGCTCGTCTCCGCCGCCGAAAGCTGCGCAGACGGGTCTTGCTCGGAAAAAGACAGCGCTTCGGTGAAATAG